CAAACTCTCAGACAAGGCAGTCCTAGTCAAGCTGACTATTCGTCGCGCAGCACTCACCAAGCGTGACGCTGTGCTTACGGCTAACTTACAAGCGCAGGAGAAAGACAACAGCCTCACTGTGCTGACCAAGCTGTTCAAGGACAAGGACTCAGCCATCAACCAGATCATGTCCAAGTATGGCGAGGTCTACCAGTACCACAAGAAGCACACGCTGCCTTACATGGACGCTGGCCCACGCATTCTCCCCAACGATATGTACATGGAGTACACGCAGGAGATGAAGCACCGCATCGCTCAGGTGGACAACCTGCTCGACACTTACATGCCCATGTATGACCAGCTAGTGTTGGATGATGTGATGTACCGCAACAGCGGCCATGCAGCAGGACGCGCCAACGTGTCCGAGTATCCCAGTGCAGATGACTTCCGCATGTCCATGTCTGCTGAGTTGCGATTCCAGCCCATGCCTGACGCATCGCACTTCCTGTTCGACCTCAGTGAAGACGACGTTGCATCGTTCAAACGTGCCGAGGAAGAAGCCGCGCAAGCTGCCAACGCTGACACTGTGCAGCGCATGCTCAAGCCCATACAAGCACTGGTGACTAAGCTGGGCGAGTACCAAGGCCTCAAGGGTGAACGCTTCCACAACAGCCTCGTTGAGAACGTCATCGACGGATGCACGCTGGCTCGCAAGCTGGCAATCAACCCGACACCTGAGTTACTTGCAGATATCGCTGAGTTGGAGGAAGCAGCGCAAGGTTACCTCAAGGACGTGGAGATGATTAAGGGCTCAGCCAACAAGCGTGTCGAGGCTAAGAAGAAGCTGCAAGACGTGGCGTCAAAGATGGCGATGTTCTCATGAACTTCACTGACCTCGAGTACATCCTGATGGTCGCAGTGGCTGTGCTGCTGTGGCGTAACGCAGACACCAGACGATGGGCCGAGCACGAAGAACGCAGGGCCAACAAGTACGCCAACTGGTTAGTTGGTGTGTATGAAAAGAAAGGAAAGATTGTGCAACGAGACGACAGTTACTTTTTTGAGGAGTCCAAATGAGCAAAATGAACAACAACGAACGAGGGCATATCACGGGTATGCCCGGTACAGAAACAAGAGTGACGCTGTACCCCCAACGACTAGGTGTGAGGATGCGTAACAGCATCATTCGCATGCTGGAGAACCGTGTCCTAGAAGGCGGGTGGTCGTCCAACTCAAGGAAGATAGCGCAAGCACTGGCCGTCAAGTACGGGCTTCAGGTTGGCAGCAACAACTGGAACGGCTTACGTGTACTGGGTCTAACTCCACAAGCAGCACCGCCGATAAAGGAGATCGTCCATGCAGACTGGACAGCGTGGACGCTGGAGGAGCCGACGTACCGTCAGGGTTACTACAAGGAGCAGTATGTCAATGCGATGGCAAGCCTCGATGCAAACGACCAGAACTTCTACATCACCATGCACGACAAAGAGTCAATCCGTAAGGTTATAGCAATCTTGACAGACCATACTTCACAGGAGCTCAGAGACAAATCAATGCACGTAGCCAATCTGCTCAGAGGCACTGAGCCAATAGAGATCATCACTTTTCAGGGGTAATCATGGCAGACGCTACGCTAGACAGCACACAACCCATTCACAACAAGGAGTAATCATGGCAGTCACCACACTTGATCGCGCTAAGGTATCAATCGTTACCCAGCATCCGTTCTTTGCATCCATCCTCATGAAGCGCAAGCTCATCGAGGACAACACCATCCCCACTGCAGCTGTCGATCAGCGCGGCCAGATTTACTACAACAAGTCATTCGTCGAGAAGCTGTCTGTTGACGAGCTTGTGTTCCTGCTGTGTCATGAGGTCGGCCATGTCATCGGTCAGCATGCACTGCGCCGTGGCACACGTCAGGCCAAACGCTGGAACATCGCAGGTGACGCATGGATTAACGACATGCTCAAGGACGCAGGCATCGGCCAGCAGATTCAAGGCTGTGTCAACATGCCCGGCTCCAAGGACGAGACAGTAGACGTCATCTACAACAAGCTGCCCGACGACCCCAACGGCGGTGGCCCCGGTGGTACTGGTGACGACCTGATCGAGCGCGGCTCACCACTCACTTCTGAGGAGGCTGACCGCATCGACGCTGAGACCCGTGTCGAGATCGCACAAGCAGCCCAAGCAGCCAAGGCTCAGGGCAAGATGCCCGGTGGTCTGGCCAAGATCGTTGCTGACCTCATCGACGTGCAGACTCCATGGCACGATATCCTCGAGCGTTACATGACCTCGTTCACTCGCGGTGACTACACATGGTCACGCCCTAACCGCCGCTTCGCTGACTGCTATCTGCCAAGCACAGGCAAGACCGCCGAGATGGGCGAGGTTGTCATCCAAGTCGACGTGTCTGGCTCCATCAGCAAGCTCGAGCTCGACCACTACAACGGCCACTTGCAACGCATCGTGTCGCAGTGCAATCCATCCCGTGTCCATGTCTTGTATGTCGACACTGCGGTAGCCAAGCACGAGGTGTTCGAGCAGGGCGAGGAGATGGCTCTGACGTTCTACTGTGGCGGCGGCACTGACATGGAAGAGGGCTTCAACTACATCGCCAAGGAAGGCATCAAGCCCGAGGTGTTCGTGTGCCTGACCGACGGTTACACGGACTTCAACGAGTCCAATGCGCCTGACTATCCAGTCGTGTGGTGCATCTCTAGTGACATTCGTGCCCCGTACGGCGACAATATCCCTTTTACCTTGGAGCAATGAAATGGCTAAATCCCTCGACGATTCGATCAATGCACTCGAAGCTGCATACGACAAAGTCCTCAAGCAGTGCTACGACGCACTAGCTGCTGACGCACCACAGGAGACACGCGATGCTCTCAGATCAGCCATCGAAGAGTTCATCGACACATCCGATACAGAAGAGTGAGCGCATCCGCGTAGAGCGGAGCAACACCGTTGGCGTGCAGGTAGTGCGCAACCAGCAAGGCTGGCACGTCAACGTATCCATCAACAAGGTGCCGCATACACACTACGGCCCTTTCAAAGAACCAATAACGCTCACAGAAGCAATGGTCTACGTCTCAACACTAATCAAACTTGAAGAAGGAATCTAATCATGGCAACAGTTGGTATCACCAAAGAGCTTATCAACCGCGTCGAGACCAAGATCAACGGCATGCGCAAGGCCGAACGCACAAACGACCTGCCCGACATCGACAAGAGCTACAGCATCGACGCAAGCAAGATTTACAACATCGGCTGCTGGGGCGCGGACCACGTCCACCTCATTGAGTCCATCCCCAAGGATTGGCTGACCAAGTCTTCCGACGCAAGCATCACCATCCACGGCTGGACTGACGAAGCCGTACAACTCAAGACCAGCGTGCGCTTCACCGGCATGATGTTCGCCTACCAGCGCCCAAGGGACAACTACTACAACCGAGCCGACAGCGAGCTTACGCTCGATCAGGTGCGTGCGTTCCCCGAGGAGACTCCGGGCCGCGCCGAGCTGCTGCAACGCTGGGACGACGCCGTCATCGAGAAGGCCATCGACGCCCGATGGAACAAGGTCAAGACCGACATCACCGAGTTCCTCAACAAGTGCAAGACACTCAACGAGGCAGTCAAGCTGTTCCCCGGTGTGCGTATGTACATCCACTACGAAGATATCCAGCGCCTTGAGCGCAAGCTCGAGCGCCCCACACAGCGTGCCAAGATCGTTGCAGACATGGACACCGAGGGACTTACAGCTGCGGCTATTGCAGCTAAGTTGGCAGCTGCAGCATAACAGGAGACACACCATGAAGAAGACATACCCAACCATTCCTGTGGGCCACCCCGACTACAAGTGGACGTCAGGTGCTGACGTGCAAGCTACATGGAGACGCTTTGGCTGGACGCCACCATTCGGCAACAAGTTCGAGCCCATCCCGCCTAAAGAAGAAGTTGTGCAAGTTACCCGTAAGTATTGGAGAGTCAAATGACATGGCCCTTCCCATCATTCCCAAACCCCAAAGACACTGGCAATCGAGTCCCTAAGTTCAACCCAGACAACCACGAGGACGCACCGCTATGACACCAATAGAAAGATTCGAGGCGCTGACCAAGCGTCAGCAAGACGAAATACTTGACAAGCATCGCCACTTCAACACAGAGCACATCGAATGGTGGGACGCAGTCTACGACGACTTCAAAGCTGACATGCAGGCCACTGGTATTGACGTCGACAAGATGTACTTCAGCGGCTTCTACTCGCAGGGTGACGGCGCGTGCTTCGAAGGGCGTGTCGACGACTGGCCCAAGTTCCTTGAGTCGGTGGGGTATACGTGCCCAGCACTCATAACGCTGGCTGAGCAGGCTTGGAGCTTCCGTGTAGAGCACCGTGGCCACTACTACCACGAGAACTGTACGTCATTCACCTCTGACATGGTTAGCCCGGACGACTACACCGACGACGTGCTAGGTGACTTCGTTGACGAGAACAGCCCATATAAGACAGACATTCAGAACGCCGCGTTCGTGGCCATCCTCAAAGGATACAACTACGACAAATTGCATGACGAGTTCGAGCAAGAGTTCAAGAGCCACATGCGTGACCTATACAACAGACTAGAAGTTGAGTACGACGTGCTGACCTCAGATGAGTCCGTACTGGAAGCCCTGCATGCCAACGACATGCTTGATGAAATCATTGATGAACTGGAGAACGAATATGCCTGACTTGAGATCAGAACTGCAGAAACTTGCAGACCTTAAATTTGACGACGATGGAGACACCATGACAGAACCAACAGCATCCAACTTGGGCGTATCAGAGACGTTCTTCAACATCATCCGAGACAATCCCGGCAGTACAAGAGCGGCGCTGGTTGCGTTAGCTCTCAAGGCAGGTATCAAAGAATCTTCATCGTCATCGCTGGTTGTGCAGTTCGTCAGACGCGGCATCGTCAAAGCACAAAAGAATGGCAGTGTGTCTACGTACACCGCCGTGGGTAACAGCTACACAAAAGGATATATACCCAAAGACAAACCTAAAAAGGCTAAGCCTGTTGCAAAGGCGACACCGAAGCCAACACCAGTGTCAGATAATGCCAAGCTCACAACGAGTGTGCCGCAGCTTCTGGACACACTGTCTATCGTGCAAGCCCGCGAGCTGTACGACGCACTCAAGAAAATCTTTGGAGCCTGAGCATGTACCTCAACACAGCAACGAACCCGGTCGAGCAAAGCTACGGCGGTGGCGACACACTCAATGTCCGCAGGCTGCAAGAGTTTTGCTTGACGGCCAGCAGCAACTTCAACTTGATTCAGAGTGAACTCACTACGCTGCGGCTCGAGCTGAACACGTCACGACAAGTCAACAAGCAACTCACCCAGCTCCTCAACTGGATCGCAGTCACCAACCCGCAAGTCCTCGATGAATTCCAAACCACCGCGCATGCCTTCGACAAACTCGTTCCGAGAGAGCCAAGCGAGTTCGCAGTCCCGCAGTCAGCAGCTTAGGGCGTGTACCAAGTGCAGCAACCAAACAGCAGAGCCGCTTTCTGGAGTGGAAATCAATGGCCGCTTCGTGTGCGCTAGATGCTGGATGAAAATGTTGAAACCAAGATGAGAAAACGCAGCAAATACAAGCCCAAGCGCGTACTGCTTAACCCGGTGGGGTATGTCATGGAGAGTCTGTCGCCTGTGCGGTCTCACACATCGTTCATGGTTGATCTCAAGATCAAGAACCATGCAGCACTGGACTCACTTACCAAGGGCGTGGCAACACGCACTGACATCGACACGCTCATCGCCATGGGCAACGTCACCGAAGCCTTTGCACGCATGGGGTTCGGCAAGGACTACAGCGATGTGGTCAAGCAAGGACTGCTGGCTTTGCGTGCTGTGGGTGCGCGTGGCGTTGAGACTGGTCGGTTCATCCTGAAGGCTGCTGAGATGACTGCGCTCAACGAGTTCATGGAACTGCATGACGCACAGATGGAGGTGGTGACTCTGAAAGATATGGACGCTGCCATTGCACTTGTCCGTGAAGAGTTCCGCCTGAAGAAGATGACACCTATCTTGGAGAAGACATGACTGAATGCAAACACCGTTGGGAGGCTGTTGAAGGCCAACCTTTGTACAAGTGCGCCCGCTGTGGCGCGTTCATGAGGGTTATCAAATGAACTGCTGTGACGAATACGGTAACTGCCGACAAGGTAGGGATTGCCCAATACGCAAGCAATTGGAAGACGAAAAGCCAACCCCTGCTGACGGGCAATTGGTGTGGGCTGTGGTGGGATTCATTGTCTTGATGCTTGGCCTGATGACATTGAGGAGTTGTTTATGAAACCCGAATACGAAGAACTGAAACAACTTATCGAAGACCTTATCAGCATGATGGAGTATCACGTTGAGCAGACAAGGCCAATCCACAGCACCACTGTTGCGCTTCAAGCCGCAAGGGAGGCGCTCAGGGCACAGCCAGCACCTGTGCAGGAGCAAATAGAAAAGCTATTGGGCGTGTTCAAAAACGTTGACCAGCACGGCCCGTTGCTTGGCATGGGCGGCAAGAAGATCGGCTGCGTAAACCACGACTGCGACCAGTGCAAAGCCGCAGCACAGCGGCAATGGACTGACATTGACATTGACAATCTGTCCGTGTTGGCAGGGTTCGACCCATCCCACAAAGTCGAGCTTGGTCTTGTCAGATCGGTCGTAAGAACAATCCTACGCAAGGAGAACACATGAAAACAGAAGAAGCAGTGCAAGTATTCAAAGCACTGTTGCAAGGGCCCCACAGTAGGCTTGAGCTGGCGCAAAAAGCACAGTGCAATCCCAAGGCTGTCGGTAAGATGCTTGTCGAGATGAAAGCTCAAGAGCTGATCTACATTGTTGACTACTCGAACCACACTGATGGGCGCAACCGCGTCAAGATATATGCGCTTGGGCAAGGCGAAGACGCAATGCCGAAGAGTTCACAGCCGCAGCAAGTGCGTAGCCGCAGGAGCTACGTGCGCAAAGTTGCAGCGCAAAAGCAAGCGAACATAAGAACCACATTCGTAGGAGGAAAATCACTATGGCAGTAGCGGAGCATAAGCTCACACACGACCGCTTTGCTGTGGTCGATGTCAACAACCACTGGCGCGATGCCAAAGAGTTCCCACCGCCGCTGAGCGCAAAGATGCTGATGATCGACAAAAAGCTAGGCGTTGCAGTTCTTGGTACATGGCGTGACGGTGACAGGTGGACTCACTGGGCACCGCTGCCTACGTTTGACAGGAGCAGAGAGTGAAACGAGACATCAAAGCATGGGCCGTCAAGACAGGCGGCAGGAGCTTCATGCTCAGTGACGACGGCATCCCACTGCTGTGGAAAGTCAGAGCACCTGCGTTTGAGGCGTCCACGACAGTCAAGCTATTTCGCAATACCAAAGCCAAACCAATCCGCGTAAAAGTACGCATAGAGGAGATCGAATGACAAATCCGTTAGACGTGCAAGTTGATGGCAACCATTACAAGCACATGAAGATACAGCCAGTAGAGTACATCCACGCCAACGGCATCCCATACTTGGAGGGCAACGTCATCAAGTACATCAGTCGCTGGCGCAACAAGAACGGCATGGCTGACCTTGAGAAAGCCAAGCACTACATCGAGTTGCTGATCGAACTGGAGGGCCGCGCATGTTCGACTCTTTAACCCACGCGCTGTTTGGCACCACTGGTGTATCCAACAACATCGCCAACGCTGCGCAAGCCCTGCCCGGCGCTATGTACCAAGGCTCGATATCCGCATCACAAATCAATCAAATCTTGAAACACGAACAAGCACCCAAGTCCAGAAAGCTATTTCATGGCACTGTCGAAGTGTTGCAGGTAGCCAATGGCTACATCGTCAACATCGGACGCAAAGAGGGCTACGAGTACGAGACGTACATAGCTGACACCATCACTGACGTAAACGAGCGCATTGCCGCTGCTATCGTCGCATTTCAACTG